CTATTGAGTATAGATACTTTCATGCTCTGGCGTATCGCTCACCCCATAGAGCTCTTTTTCTAATTCGAAATAGTCATACTTGTTTTTGACTTTGAAGTGCTTGAGTTCAATCCCAGCGGAAGCTGCGGCCATATCAACTAACTTATCTCTTGCTCTTCTGTCTGGTCGGTTATGAGTTGAATCATCTAATTCAATCAAGCACTTTACTTCAAGCGTCAATGGATCACACAGTACGAAGTCCACATGCTTTTTGGCAATTGCGTTAAACGCTCTCCACCATGTCTTCTTATCATGAGCTCCTTTTTTTGGTGTCATCAAGTCAGCAATTCGCACCTTAGTAAAAACGGTATGTTTGCCCTTTGTTACGACGATTAATGCTTGATAAAAGGTTAGCTCATTCGATGTAACAAGCTTGCTGATAGGTTGATACTCATAATTCGAGGTAGGGTTATCAATACTTGTTTTAGGCGAAAATATATTGCGTGCGAGTAATCCTACTAATCTCCATAAAAGCACAAATCCAAAAATCAAAATTAGGGTAGGAAAAATTAAGTTAAGCAAATGCTCCATGTCATAGGGCTCATAAGATCAAAGAATTAAAATATCTTATCAGTCAGGAGATTGTGTGAGAAATATCAATAACATGACTGGTAAGTCATTAGATTTTGACGGCCTTACTGAAATCGAAAGGATCATTAACAGGGTTATCGTCCTTGGACTCAACACACGTTAAAATCTTTACTGAATCACCCCATGTCACTCTATAAACACAATCAGCTAAAACCTTAAAACCATATCCCATTTCTATTAGTTCCGACTGATTAAAAGTGAATAGCTTACTGTCGTTCTGACGAACCTCGATATAGATACGAACAAAAGAGTTTTGAAAATCGACAAGGTTTAAAGTGACGTCTATCCAAGCTGTCTGACGAGAGTATCCCGTAACTAATAATTCAAAATCATTAAGAGGGCCGAAACCAGAAGACTTTTTTGAAGGCTTAACGGGTTGACCAGGGACACCGTTGGGAACTGAAACCTGTGCAGGTTCAACAGCATTGTTTGGTTCAGAATTTAGAACCGGTTCTAATTCCTTATCACTACCAGACCACGCGTAAATGTTAAAAATGATGCCCGACACAAGTAACAATCCGCCCATCCAAAATGGCCACCGATGCCAAATTGGTTTGATGTCGTTACTCATGGCCTCAGCTACGCTACCGCTGCTTTGTGTATGAGACTGATAAAATGGAAAGAACGACTTCTTATATTTTCGCTGCTCTTCATTGACGACTTCGGTTGTTGCACCAATCCTCACTTTCTTGGTGTAAGTATTCTTACTACCGAAAGCGGTATTCTTGGCACAGTAGTAAGTCATTTCAACCATATCGCGAACATCTTTGTGAATCTTCCTAAGATTCTGAGTAAGCAAAATGATGTCTATGCCGTAGTGACCATGAAGAGAATAGAACTCAAGTATTTTGCTATCTAGTTGCTTATTTGGCAGAACCATATGAGCTTCATCAATCACAAATAGGGGACCTTTGTTATCGGCATCTCTCCAATCGTTTATGTAGTCCTCAAGCTTTGAAAATGGTCTATCCATAGAGCCATACTGGTTTAATTGACCGTCCACAACTTCAATCAAATCCAATACGTCATTACCAAAGACTTTCTGAAAATAGGGCACATTTAAAGTCACATTGGTCACGACTTTTCGACCAGCCTTGATAGCCGGAATAATATGGAACGCGACACTCTCATAGCTTTTACCGCTACGTGGTCGCCCTGCAATACAGTAAATCATTACGAACCTAACCTTGTGAACGGAATCAATTGTAAAATCATGCGTAAAGCAATGGCCGATATAATAAGGCTCAAGCATTGAGGTAAGCCAACAGCGCCCATGACCCAAGCTACGTTAGACGGAATCGATTGCAAATATTGACCGACATCGACAGGCTGAAACAAAGCCACAGCAGAAGATAAAGCAGAATTAACGACCTCCATAAATTGCTCAACAACCCAATAAACCATATCTTTTAACATAGTAATAAGGCTCAAAAGCAACTGGTACATGAACTCAATTAGCTTATTAAATAACGTTACTATCCAGTCCATACATTAGCCCCCGAAAATAATCTGACGACAATAGAAAGCCGTAGACGCAAGAAAAATGAAACGTAAAAATCCAAATATCCAGTCCATATCAATGTAATCATCAAATGACATATAACCGTAAAAAGGTACAGGTAAACCAAATTTTGGACGTTGCGCACCGCTTAAATCGATATTGCCAAAACTCGATACAAAAGGGTCAACAATGCTTGTTTTCATAGCATCTAATTGAGCAGTTACAACATCACTCAAATCTCCCTCATAACCCGATTTATAAAAACCCTGACAAGTGTCACCTTGGATACAAGTACCGTCTATGCCTGCCTTAGAAGCATCTACACCTTTCAATAAATCACCTATGTCAGTGACACCAGTAGCCAAGCCGTCTAACTTACCGGAAATTTCAGCGAGCTCTTCTCCATTATTACCGCCCTCAATACCGTCGATTTTATCTGATAGGGCGTCTATGCTTGTTTCAACACCAGATAAATCAACTGAAGAATCATTGTTATTTATAGCGTCAACGATATTTGATTTATTTAGATCCATATGCTGATGAATACCATTAAAGCTATTAAAAAGGCTATTAACACTGTACTGAACAGACTCAACAGACTTATCAACACTATGAAGTCTATTACTTAATCCATTAAAGTTTTCTACAAGCAAATCAGTATTATCAACACCACCAGTAACATCAATATCAATATTATTTATTGCGTCTAAAATATTGGACGTTTTATAATTAACAGATTGAGTAAGCGCACCAATAGAGCTATTAAAATCATTACGGCCGACATTACGTAAAGAAGCATCTCTTGCGACCCTAGCTAAAATACTATTGCTAGAAGCTAGGCTATTCATTACTGAGCGCATATTTTGACATTCATGATCATCAGATTCACAATACAAAACTTTTTGAACATCCAATAACTGGTCATATACGTCCTCGATGGCGTCAGGGATTCCGTCGTGATTTTGATCAAGATGTCTCATTCCATTATCAAAAGGATCAGGATCTTGACCGTTAGCTAATCCGTCCCCATCCCAATCTTCATAATCATCATCGACACCGTTACCGTTTAAATCGGTACTTGTAGGAGCAGGGCCACAATTAAAAATATCAGAATCAGCATAGACAAAACCACCAGTGCAATAGGTATCACTCGTTGGTGGGTTATCATCACAAATCAGGCTACCATCAGGCAAAATAGAACGTGAAGGTGAGGTATCGGAACACAGCTTAACTTTCATTTGCGAATACGGCCCGCCATAAGTCAAATCAGAAGCCAATGCATCAGAAGATAACAGGCTAATCAACGATGCTAGAATCATTCTTTTCATAAACAAACCTATAAAAAAAGAGGCCGAAGCCTCTTTATCATTAACCTTGAAAATTCAGAGCAGCTAGAAAACCAGACAAGCCACCCAAAAGAGCAAATACCATAAGTATCAGGTCATGTATGGCAATCAACACGCTCAGAACCCCCCATCAGTTAAGCAGACTTAACAGCACGTTTAGCAAGGCCGATTGCCTTGTAAGCCATAGTAATTCCGATGATAGCCACACCCGCAGCACCTACTTTAGTTGCGACATCAGCGAAATCTACAGCAGCCCAAATAGCTTCCATAATTTTGTTTCCTTATAAAATTTTAATTAACTTAATAGCCATCTTAATGGCGTATGACATAGCAAAGCCGCTGACGAAAACTAGTGAGAAAGCCCCACCAAAAACCGCAGTAGCTTCGATTGAAGAAACCTGAGTAAACCCCATCAAATATTCATAATCACTAGCCGTAATAACAATGACCCCTGTACAGGATTCAACTGACGTATCAACAAGAGCTAGAAAACCATCTTCATTTGGTAAAGCACACTTAGGCATAACAATTCCGAATTTAGTTTATTTCTTGATAGATGCTTCAAAGTGCTTTTGAACTTCAGCATCAGTAGGGACAAGTTTGTTAACCAAGATGTCGAGTGGATCGTCTGGGTTAGCACCAAAGCTCAGTTCGTAGTCACGGTTAGCTACAAAAGCGCGTGATTGGATAAGTTGACGAGCATAGGCAACGTCAATTTTCAGTGCTTGCTTGTTGTAAGGAATATCAGTTGAGAAGCCGATACCTGTTTGTTGAAACTTCTCGTTATCAACTTCTTCTACGGCACGTAGGACAGACAGCTCAGCGAACTCCATATTAGATTTAGGGAAACGCTTGATAGCAATACCAGTTATTGTAGGCATATTCTTGACTCCAAAATTTCGATTTTCTGTTTAGTGTATTCGTCAGGAATGCCTAACGAGGTTTCAAAGTTTGCACGTCTATGATGCGTAGGAATGAGCATCCCAAAGGCTTCACCCAAATCACCGTCCGTCATTGCTATAACTTCAGAAAGGGCTTTACCACACTGGCGACGAACCCAAGCGATACGAGCGAAGAACTCAAGACCCGCTTTCTTTTTGTTAAGCTCAATCTTCATTGGTTCAGCAGGGTCGATACTGGCCGAGAAGTCACATAGACCAGCAAAGGCCGAAGCAGGCGAGGCGAGTAGTGCCAAATCGCACTTCTTCAATTCCACTTCATTGCGGTACCAAATCACTTCAGGGTCAGCGATGTTTTGCTCAAACTTCTTGTTGTACACACGCCAGTAGATTGCAGAGGTACGAGAGCCAACAAGAACGGCTTCCTCTGATAATTCACCGGATTGTGAAACGCGCTTATGAGGAACCATTGTCGGACCACGACCACGAGAAGCAGTGCGAAATGCTCCCTCATAAAAACATTTCTCAGCATACTTACAGTCAAAGATTCCGGTGTAGTCATCCACGCAGAGATCTAAGCGGGCTAGGCGAGTGATACCCAACAATGACAACCACCAATGCACCTGTTTGTGTGTGGTGAAGTCGAACAACTTAGCGCAACCCGTACCATTGATTTGCACGTAAACCGTATCGTTATTACCGCCCACACCAACCAAGCCACATTCAACCGTTCCAGTAGAATCGTAAATCACCATCGAATCCTCATAACCATGCAAGCCACGGCCACGCATCGGAGAGATACGGAAGTTAAAGACTTTAGACATGAACTCATCAAACCTATCAGCCAAAACCTTACGACACTTGTTACGGTGTAACTCTATTGATTTCTCGATTGCTTCTGGTGAGTTAAGACGACCGTTAACGCTTTGCTTTTTAAACTCAGGAAACTGCATATTGATAAAGTCTTGTTCGTTAGAACTATCTAAGTGTCTAAGCGAACCGTAAGAAAATGAAAACGCTAAGTGATCCACTTGAACCGGACGAATTTCATCATGGAACTTATGAGGCTTTTTAGATGGCATGGAACACACCCTTAACCAAAAGCTCTTGGTAGTTCTCATCTGTGATTTCAACAACCTGAAATGACACCATGCCGTAGTGAGCTTCCATGAACTGGAAGAAATCACGCGGAGTCTTAAAGAAGTTATGACCCCAAGGAAAATAGGCGTTGATGCCGTGATTGGGTTCATTGTCGAAGTAGATTGAATCCATGGTTAACATTCCAAACCGTAGAACGCGCAGAACTGTTCAAGCTCTTGGTCGTTATCAAACGTGAAAGTGAAAGCGTCAGAGCAACTAGCTTGAGAACTGGCAAACGACACAGTATGAAAAAGTTCTTCGCTAATAGTGCGTTGGCCAAACTTAAGTTCGCTAGCTAAGAACTCGAAGCAGATTTCTAATGGTGAGTTATGAAGAGACACAGACGCGTGTGTGAAATCTGGGTAGTTAGAGAAGCTAACGTGTTCAGATTTCAAAACAGAGCCGTATTCAATAGATTCAACTTGGAACATAGAAGCCACCATAATTAATCAACCAAAGCAGGTTGAGTTGCGATATGTGGCAATCCTAGTTGCGACCAATGGCAATTACAAGATGCGATTTATGGCAACTTTGCAGCTACAATGAACAAAATGGAGGTGCCAAATGTACTCATCAGAATTAATTAATGCCTACAAAAAGGCGAAAAACTACATACAAGACAAGCAAGTTGCACACGACTTGAACCTTGATCCACCGAAGATAAGTAAAATAAGAAAAGGTGTTCGCCAACTTACTGATTCAGAAGCAGTTTTCTTGGCTGAGAACTCAGGTATTGACCCTGAGATTGCATTGCTTGGTTGTCACGCTGACCGCAACGAAAATCCAGAGATTAAACAGATGTGGGAACACATTGCAAAAAAGTACAACGGGCTAGGATTAAAAGCGATTTCAATGACTTACGCGGGATTAGCACTGATGGCAGCCACCCCAAATAAAGCACTAGCCAACTGCGTATTATGGGTTTGAATTATGTTGAGTGGTTCGCTGTGCTTAACTGAATAAGAACGTGGGTGAGTAACATGCTCAATGAGGAGGTCAGCTTGTCTGGCCTTTTTGATGCCCGTTAGGAAAATCGTTGTTAGAAGTTAACCCGTAACATAATTTGCACAATGCGCACTTTTTTTAGATTTCATTTAGAGGTTATTATACTTATTCCAGTAATTTTATTTGGTAAGTATTAATGTATAAAAATCAATTCATTGAAGCATTCGACACCACAAAATCTTTAGGTTTGGAAACAGGAGTTATTACCTTAGATTCTCCACTTTTAGATCAAGATACTCGTTCTAGTATCTATTCGATTATCCAGCAACAGCTTGGTCAATTTAGTCCTGAAGATGTTTCACAAAAATGTTTTTGGATTACCTTTCTTTTGAAAAATGAGCTCGAAAAGCGTTTAGGTATGACTTTCTATTATACGCTTGGGAGTGTTGTACTCGAAGGTACCCCTGTTTTTTATACTGACCTCGATACACTCAAAAGCTATATGGTTAACGAAAATACTGATTTCAATCCAGCGGTAAACCTACATGCCTGGTTGACCACTCCTAGTGGTGAAATAATCGATGCTGCTTTGTTCACAACTCTCAGTGTTGTTCGAAATCAACCTGAACTTATGGGGGGAGTTATTGCTTCCACTAATGAATCTCTTACTGATTTAAGCTATCACCCACAACTTATTGGTCATAACTACCTTAAAAAGTGTGGTTTTATGGTTGATTTCGAGCTTTGGGAGTTTTCTTGATTTTTGGGCTTTAGTCTCTCCGCACTTCGCTCCTGCGCTTTGCGCCGCTCTGCGAGCGCGGGGCGTTGGCGCGGAGGGCGTAAGCCACATACTTTAATAGTGGCTTATAGTCCGAATACCGAACTCCGTGGTGGATCATTTATCTTCGTTGTATGTATCAAACTCAATTTTTTTGAGCGCTTCTCTATGAGATTTATATAACAGAGCAGAAAGTAGTTCTTTCATTATTTCTTTTTCTTTATCGCCCAGTAAATTAATCAGCTTGATCGATCTTTTAAGCTCTTCATCAATGGTTTCTGACTCTTCAGCAAACAGTGTAGCGATACTGACACCTAAAAATTCAGCAAGAGCAGGTATTTGATTCGCAGTTGGATACGTCTCACCTTTTTCCCATTTTGTATAAGTAACTTTAGAAACACCCATAATTTTGGACATTGACTCAATTGTTATATGTTTCTTAACCCTGATCTCTTTGATTCTTTCGTAAAACATCGCCTTACCCTAGATTGAGTTCACTTTTCTTTATTATAACCTATAGATTTCTTGCTCTTTCACTGTGGTTAAGATAAGTTAACTGTCATGGTTAATTAGAGTTAACTATTTTCTTCTTGACAGGGTTTTGGTTTGTACGATTTTTTAGGCTTACGCATACATTTCAAAGATGCTTTTACAACTTGCTCCCAAGTGGGCGAGGATTATCAGTTTTCTATTGATATGTCGGATTTGACGAAGCGTGGTATACGTCTAGAGGGTTCTATTGAAGCAAATGAACACGGTGAAGAAGAGTATTCAAATCGTCGTCACCCTTGGGATTCAATTCCTAGCAGCTATACAGGTATTGCCTTTAAGGTATTTCAAGCATCAGGCTTTAAGCCCGAAGCATGTGTAGAGCTAAAAGCCTCTCCAGCTAAAGTAATGCAGGGTCACAACGTTTACGGCTCTGACTGCCTTAGAGCTTCATCAACATTCATTCTAAAGTCGCTTAAAGCAGCATTGCCTGATTTTGCCAATATGCTTGATTTTACCCGTATCGAAGTTTTCCGCTTTGATTCAACTTACTCACTACAGCTAGAAAGCCCTGACGTGTTACAAGCGGCATTAGATTCACTCACTAAGGTATCGCACCGCTATCTACGTCCATCTCGACAAGGTGAGTTTGAATCAACCGTCTATTTCAATAATGCAAAGAACAATCCAAACACAGGACGTACTACTTCACTGTGTATCTATTCAAAGCTCGATGAAGTTCAACACCAAATAGACGATCTTAAAAAGAAAAAGCGTAAAGAGAAAACGCTTAACTATGACCGAGTTATCAGAGAGTTAGAAAGCCCTGAATTACAGGACTTTGCACAATGTCGCTTACGTTTTGAAAGTCGCTTTAAAGCCAGATGGTTTGATAAAAACAATATCCCTCGCAACCTTTGGGAATTCATTGATTACATTGACAATTTTGAAAAAGAGCTGGGTATTAGCTTTTGCTTATGGGCATGGCATGATGGTATGAAAGACTTATTGTCTGCCGTGCAAAATTCCACAATCTCCGTTGTTCACGACAACAAAATCATGTCACTGCTACACGAGCATTACGACACTCTCGATAAAAACGGCAAGCTACGCACCAGTAAAGCAAAACGTTTATTTGGATTGTATGACCGCTTGAAGCATTCGACCTATGAACAGGTAAGAAACACAATGGCGAAATCTACTTTTTACGACGGGGTAAGAGACTTAACCGCTATCGGCCTATCTAAGTCTCAATTACAAAACCTACACAACACCGAGCAACTCCCTTTGGCAGAGGTCTTTACCTTTGACTTTGATAACCAAAGACCAGCCAACTACCAAGAACCCGATTTAGGCAGTTTAGACACAAATGAGAAGCTGCTTGCATGGCTCAATGATGAAGAATACGTAGAAGCACCATTAACTGAGCTAGATACGATTCGAGATTCGTTAGAGTCTAATAACTTGCCAGCCCTTTATGCTCGTTCTCTACAAGCTGGTAGAGAAGTGCGGCTAAACCAAAAAGTCGCTATGTCATTTGTTTTATTTGCTGACGGAACCAGTGATCTGGTTTTCCATGAACCCGATGACAAACATGCTCGAACTCAATACAAACCCAAGGAATAAAAGAGGATTTCACCATGAGAACAACAATTAACTTTGCACAATACGGTAGTTTTGATGATGGTCGCCCGTGGGCTAACTGTCAGACCTGCGAAGATTTTCGTACTGATTTACAAGTGGCTGGCGCACAAGTTGCCAAAATGAGCGTTGATACATCTAGCGATAATGCAGTCGCTAAAGCTTTGGTTAAAGCCATTGTTGAAGCTCAAAGCCCGATTGTTGTTGATGCCGATATCGGTATGTCGGTTAAGAAAGGGCAGCCTGTAGCTATTCTCAAATCTTTTCAATTGCTCTCTAAACCTCAACCACCTAAAAATTAATGATGTCTGATGCCTTAGTCTATGAGTTTATCGAGTATCAAATAACTCTTTGTTATCTCGTTCTTTTTGCTCTGGGGTTTAATGCAAACCTTTAAGGGATGACATGGAACAAGTCGCAATTCAAAGTATTGAAGCTATCGATATTATTAGCGGTGGCTTTATTGTTTGGCTAACAGGTTTAGCCTCTGGTATTACGCTGCGTCACTTTAGAAACATCATAACGACAGCGTCTAATTAAATAAATGGAGTTTTTCCTTATGAAAAAGACAATCATTACAGCAATGACTTTAGCTGCGGGTATGGCCGCCTCTACGGCTAATGCAGCATTAGATCAAACCACTGTTGACGGTATTGTTTCCGGCATCAGTGCGGATGCAGCAATTGCTATTGCTGCGGGTTTCTCAATCTTAGCGATTGTTCTCGGTGCTCGTGTAGGTTTTGGCTTAGTGAAAGGGTTCATCTCGGCTGGCGCATCTTAATTTCTATCTTCGCAATATTTCTAACTAAGGCGTGCGTTTGTGCGCCTTTTTTTATATCGAGGTTTCTATTATGCTTTTTAAGCGCCTTGGTGTTTATGCTTTGTGTTTTTGGGTCACTTACTTCCCTATTCACCAAGCACACGCTTTTGCTCCCGTTGCTGTTTCCGTTGGCTCTACTGCTGTTCGTTACTTGGCTTCCGAGATAGCTTTTGATCTTATCGCTAAAGGAGCTCTTACAGAGTCGCCTTACTATCAAAGTGAAGGTAAGGTATCAAAATCTAAATATAATTCGTGGCTTAAAGGAAAGGGGAAATATGTTGCTTATATTGCAACAGCAATTTCTTCTTTAGGTTGGTTAGTTTCTGATTCTGGTGCTCTCATTAAACCTAGTACCCCTGTTGATCCAGAAGGGGGCGGTTCTATTAATGGTACTTATTTTCTTTCTGCAACTACAGCGTCTCCCCAGCAAACTTTTTACACTGTTCAACAGGCTGCACAAGCGTTTCAATCATATGGTCTTGGCGATTTTCCTAATAAGTATTTTAAAGCCGAACGTATTAGCGATTATTGGAGGGTCAATTTTTATGGTGAACATAATGGCCTTCCCGATAGGCTTTTAAGTACAAAGAATTTTTCTAGATCTTATTGTTCTGATATCTTTAAGCCAATATGTGGTACTCCACCTCCTGAGAATCAAGATGTTCCAATTACTGATTCTCATATAGAAACTGATTTTTATAATTGGGTTAGTTCCCAACCTGAACATGATCAACGTTTTTCTCTTAGTGGTGACGACGGTTTTATCGCTCCAGAACTTAAACCTGATGTTCAAATATCTCCAGCTCCTACGATGCCTGACGGTTCTCCTATTCCTTTTGTTGGCCATCAACTTTGGGTGGATGCGGATGCTATTGTTCGTGGCATAGCCCAAAAAGATGATGCAACGTTACCTAATTATGTTCCAGATTTACGTTGGGATAATGCATATTATCTTGCCTATACAGTAGCTCGTGGTAATCAAGCAATAACAAGTGCAAATGCTAAAGGTTCAAGTCTTCCTGAAACCAATCCAACTAATCCAGACCATAATTGGTCTTCCTCTAATCCTATGCCCGTTGTTGGGCCTATTACACTTGCAGAATATACCGCCTATACCGATTCAAACCTTGCACAGGCTTCCAGCTCCATTGGAGGTGGAGACTTAACTGGCGCGAAAAGTGAAATAACTGCTGCTATGGATGACTTTATTAAAGATTCAGTGTCAGTTGAAGTCCCTGAATGGGAGTTTAACCCTTTTGGGTATATATCTTTTGGCGGAGGTCAGTGCTTACCTTTTACTGCTCGTATATCTATAGGAGATTTTGATAGAAATATTACTTTTGATGCACATTGTGGGCCTTATGAAGAATTTGTTAGACCAACACTAGAATGGTCTCTTTATCTATTGACCGCACTCAATATTTACATGGTTTTCACACGAACTGTTAGGAGTCTTTAATGGGGGCATTGTTTGCAAAAATAGGGCAGTGGTTAAGCAGCCTTATTGGTATTCAGGTCTTTTCAACGACAAACCGTTTTGTATTTTTAGGCATAATGGTTTCAATGTATCTGGCTTTATACCTTTCTTTTATGACTGCGGTATCTGGTGTTTTTACTTTTCAGCCCGTTTTACCTACGGGTAATGTTGCAGCAGGATTGGCCTTACTTCCTGGCAATATATCTCAATGTATGGGAGCGATATTTTCTACTCATGTTATTGCTCAAGTATTTATTATGAAATCTAAAATCATCAAACTCTCGTCAAATGGATCTTAATTATGAGTTGTTATTTTGTTTATGGCACATTGGGGGCTGGTAAGGGCATTTTTCTTGCTCGAAAGATGAGGGAGTACTTGGCTAGGGGATCAAGAGTTGCAACCAATGTTGATCTTTTTCCTAATGAATTATGCCCAAACACGCCCGAATCTATTAGTCGAGTCCCTTCTATTTTTCGTTTAGAAGATCTAGACCAACTTGGGCGAGGTTGCCCGCAAGAGGAAAAGCAACAGCTTGGTGGTCTTTTTCTTGATGAGGGCGTTTTTTGGCTTAACTCTAGGGATTGGAATCAGAAAGGGCGAAGAGAGTTAATTCAGAAGCTCGTTATGATTCGAAAATTAGGTTGGGATATTTATATCGCTGTTCAAGACCCTGAATCCGTCGATAAACAAGCATTAAATGCACTTGGTGAGCATTTTATTTGTTGCACTCGACTTGATCATTTTCGTATCCCTATCTTTTCTACGCTCTATGACTTCTACAAGCTACTTAAAACGAAAGGTAAGCAGCAATCTAGTTCTCTATTGCCTCATATCAATAGAGCTTCTTATCGCCGAGGAAAAACAAAGCAGGGTAATAAACCGTATTATACTGAAACGTACAAACCTAAGGATTTTTTTGGTAAATACGATACTAATCAAATCTTCGAAATTGAGTATGAAGGCTTGAATGGTCGACAAGTCGATATGCGCGCACCTTTTACCTACATTTCAGGAAAAACACTCAACGACTGGTATCCTAAGCAATTAGATACCAACACGAAGCCCAAGCGTTCACGTTTATACCTACGTCTTATTGCGTTGTGTTTCTTTATTGTATTTCCATTTTATGTATGGTCGCTCGTGTTACAAGCAGAGCCAGATTCAAAGTCAGAAACATCAGCGCAAGCGACAACAATACAACCAGTACCTCATACCCCTGATTATTTACAAGGGGTCTATATCTCGGGCCATGTGATGATTATACAATCTAATGGTTCTGTTACTTATGATTATGCACTTCATGATAGATACCACCGATCGTTTGACTATGCTTATTTTGCTCTTAAACTAACACCCGCATCACCTTGCGATGCTTGGTTAGTAAACTATCAAGGGCAAAAGTATAAATTATCTTGTCGGTTGAAAGCTTTTGAAGTGCCTAAGCAAGATAAAAATTCTTTATTAAGTAACCTTCGAACCTTTAATGAGCTTCCTGATTGA